CTGCGGCAAGGTACATGATACCCGGCAAACCGTCAAGCATTTGCTGGGTGTCCCATCCTGCCAAAGCCATATATGATAAAGCCTCCGCAGACTCAGCAGCAGAGAACTTGGTCGTTTCACCCATCTCTTTTGCTTTGTCCCGGAGGAGTTCCATTTCTTCCTCAGTTGCGCCGCATAGTGCCTGCACATTACTGAGCTGTTGTTCAAAGTCTGCAGATGCTTTGACGGCTGTACCACCAAGGGCAAGGGCTGCTCCAGATACCATTTTGGTGCTCTGGTAAACTTTGTCGGCACCAGCAGCTATTTTATCTGCCTCTGCAGTAATCTTGGCCAGTGCCACATGAGACTTGGACGCCTGCGTTTCAAGCTGGCGCAGGGCGTTTTCTGTGTCTATGATCTCTCTTTCAAGAGCCATAAACTGTTCAGAGTTTTTATCTACACCTGCATTCTGAAGCTGCTTTTCCGCTTCCTTAAGTGTTTCCAGTTTAGTTTTGGTGGCCTCGATCTCTTTGCCGAGCATCTGGTGTTTCTGTCGAAGAAGCTCGGTATTTGTCGGGTCGAGCTTAAGAAGCTTTTCAACATCCTTCAGTCCCTTCTGGGTTGAGGTGATTTCCTTGTTGACCCCAGATAGCGCCTTGGATAGACCTGTAGTGTCACCGCCAATTTCAACGGTTATGCCCTTTATTCTGTTGGCCACAAACTCACCCCTTTCCGAAGAATGCTGTTATATCCTCCTGAGTTGCTTTGAACGGATATTTCTCGCGGTCGTTGGCCTTTTCCGTATACATGTCATAAACCATTCCGACCGTCATGTTTCTTAGAGCCTCATCTGACAACGACAACTGGGCACAGCGCAACATGAACGTGGCCCCGTTTGGCTCTCTCGTTGTCGCCCTTACTTTTTTCTCGGAACAGAAGTGGTCACCTGATTGGCATTCCACAGCTCCAAGATTGTGGGCATAATCTCATATATAGAAAAAACACCGTCGATGGTATCAAGCCACGCATCAGGAGTGTCGGGGACATCCTCGTTTGCATGCTTGATCATAAGCCATGCGGTGTTTTCAAATATGGTGAGGTCTAGGATGCTAAGCTGTGCATCCTGACGCTCTTCCTCAGTGGCATCCTTGGGAAGAGAAACAGCTTTCAGATATGCCTTCTGCAGCTGCCTCATGTCTGCGATCATGTCTCTTCCGAACTTAAAGCGATAAAGGCGAGGGATGAGAGCCGAGGCTCTCATCTTTACCTCTTTACCGCCAACATTTACTGTTCTTTCCATATTGGCTTACCTCCGTTTATTCTGCTGCTGTCTGGCTTTCACGGAATACGGACTTAAACCAGCCGCTCCTAACATCTGCAGGTGTTTCGGCAGTGGTTCTTGCAAATACGGTGCCATCCTCCAGCGGCACAGCAGAAATGGTGCTGCTCTGGGTTACAGGCTCCTTGGTCTCGGTGTTGGTAGTGGATGAGATAGCCGGTCTTGTGCCAGAGCAGTTATACATGACATAACAGTCGTTGCCACTATCACCGTCGATCTGAAACAGCAGCGCAAAGGACTTAGGCTCCTTGCTGGCATTTTCAGTAAGCACTTTAGAAGTAGCTCCTTCGATCCAGCCCCAGATATCCTTCATCATCTTGTCAATGAAACGTGCCATCTCGAGGTCACCGGAATAACCGTTGTTTGCAACAGTCTGGTAGTAGACAATACCGTCTGCGTAGAACGGGGTAATCTCACCCTGTGCTTCCAGTGAGAGATTAACTGCACCGGGTACATGGACAGGGGTTGCCCATGAATACGTGACAGCTTCCTCTGTAATGGTCTCAGTAAGCACCGCGTAATGCACGTTCTTCAGGTTGAACTGAACTTTATTTTCGGGCATTGTTAAACCTCCATTTGAAATGAATATATGGTTTTGTATAGCTTTTCGCTTTCGATCCATACTTCTGCTTTGTCATAAAAAATGTCGTACTGATCCAGCACGGCCTCCACCTGCTGTTCAGACGACAAATCTTTTTTATCCGTATAGAGCTCTATATGGACATTGTTCTTTTTGAAGTATGCTTTTCCGTCTGCCGCGAAGTTGTCTGCGCTTGGCAAGATGTAGCATACAAAAGGAGGAGCGGGCGCTTCTCCTTCAGCGAAATGGTCATAGGCGAACACAATGCCTATGGCCTTTAATATTTGGAGCAGCTTATTCACCGCGCAAGCTCCTTTCTATTTCGGTCTCAAGCATTTTCACACCACGCTCTTCTGCCGGTGCTATATGAGGGAAGGCTTTTGAACGGCCACCGTTTCTGAGTGCATGACCAAATTCCAGAAGATGTGCCAGCTGATACCGGTTTCTGGAATGAACTGTAATTTCAAGCTTTGTCTGCGACTCCAGAACATTTTTTGTAGCCCAGCTTTTCTTATAATGGCCGTACCGTTCCGGGGCATTGGCAGATATATCCTGCTTCACAGTCTTTGCTGTCTTCTTTACCGCTTCCTTCATGTTCGCGGAGCAAAGGCCGGAGTATTCGTCCAGCTGCTTCATTACGGTTGCAGCGAGGTTGCCAATCTTCACTCTGTTTGACATTCACCGAGCCTCTTTCTGGCACCTGAACTTTAGCGATTTCCGCTTGAAGTTCATATGGTCAATGCCGATTATGTTGTAAGGTTCACCCTCAAACATGATACGGTATCCATCCGTAGTGATGTCTGAAAGCGCCTTGCACCAGCGAACGGTGAAATCAATGCTGGGATGAACGGTGACCATGCCAGCTGTTTCTTCCTCAACGCCTTTTAGACTACCGTTTTCCCCGCTGCCAGTGGCGTAACATGAGTAGAAATCCACCCACTCATTCTTCCTGTTGCCGATTTCATCAACAACAATCGTATTCTGCTGCAGCGTGATCCGGATATTCAGAAGACTTATAACCATCAGAACGCCGCCTCCCGTTCAGTGGCAAGGATATATCTCAGAGATTTAGTCAGCGCATTCATATCTGCATTCTCACGATGCTCGTATAGATAGGCCACTGCATACAAGATTGCTGTTCGTGCAGCTGTTGACTCTTCGATGCTCTTACGCAGCGTATCTGCGCACAGTTTTTCCGCTGTTTCAAGGAACTGGTTGATCAGACTGTCATCGTCAGAAAAGTCTACCCTGAGATATCCTTTTGCCTCATCCAATGTAATCAGCATAGCTTCACATCCTTAACATGGGACTCAGGTTTATGGCCTGAGTCCCATAAAAAATGACTGCCTTAAGCAGTCTTCTGAACGAGTACCTTAACAGCTTCGGGGAGTACCAGCTTGCCGTCGACGCGCTGGGAGCCAATGAAGCCTACCTGACCATTCTTGGCGTACAGCTCGTTGAGGCGCTTGAAAGTGCGACCCTGACGATCAGCAATCCAGTAGTACTTGAAGTCACCGAAGGCGATGGACTTATTACCGGCTGCTACCGCAGGCATGTACGCGGAGGTGTATACGGGTCTACCCAGCAGGGTATTGGGAGTACCGGCAGTAAGAGCTGCCTGCCACAGGTACTGGTCGTTCTTGTCCTTGAGCTTGCGAACAGCCTTAATGGTGGAGTCATTCATGACCCACACAGCTCTCTTGCGGTAAGGTGCCTTCAGAGAGTAGAACAGGTCGATAAGCTCATCCGCAGTAATCGCAGTAGCAGATGCTGCGGTTACACCGATCTCTGCACCGCCTGCTTCAGCCAGAATGCCGAGAGGCTTGCCATTGCCGTCACCGGTGAAGAAGGACTCTTCCTCACGTGCGCCGATACGACGGGCAAACTCACGGGAAATGTATGCCTCCATATCAAAAACGGAGTCGCGGAGCAGTTCCTCAGAAATCTTGATGGTAGTGCCCAGCTTGTGAGCGCCAATGGTGATCTGGGAAAAGCTGTCGTCGCTGTCTTCGTAGGGGCCTTCTTCGTCGATCCAGTTGGCAGTGCCCTTGGATGCTACTACGGGGATCTTGCGCTCACCACTGTCAGTGCGGATGGTGTGAGCCAGCTTGCGGAAGACATTCTCTTCCTCCAGTGCTTCGATGAGGGTATGCTCATATTCATCGGGTACAAGGTAACCGCCCTCTGCATCATCACCAATCTGCAGAGCGTTGATGACTTCAGGCATAGGTGCCTTGGAACGCATAACGTTCCAGAAGTTCTTCTGATAGGTATCAGAGGCACGGCCAGTCTTCTCTTCCTTCTTTTCGCCGTTCATGGGCTTGGAGGTAAGAGGAGTGTTCACGGGCTTATTCAGCTCATTGTCCAGAGCCTCCTGTCTCTCAAGGCGGGCAATTTCCTTGCCGAGATCAGTGATCTCATTCTCCATGCGAGTATAGGTGGCATCGTCCTCTGCATTGAGGATACCCTTGTCGTTGCGGTGGGATTCGAGAAAGTTCTTTGCAGCTTCCCATGCCTTTGCACGCTTTTCACGAAGTTCAGAAATAGTCATATACTTAATCCTCCTTAGAATTTCAAAAGATTAAGCCGATCCATAAGACTATCTACGGATCGGCCTGTGGGCTCTGCGGTCTTTTCTTCTTTGACCGCTATTTTATTGATCAGAGCTTTGTTAACCTCTGCTCTGGAAAAGGAATAGGCTTCGGTTTTCCCGGTTTTCTTTGCATCCTCCAGCATGCCGTCTGCAAAGCCAAGCTCGATTGCCTTGTTTGCATTCATCCATGTCTCTGCATCCATCAGGTGCGAGAGCTTGGTGCGCGAAAGGCTCGTCTTGATTTCGTAGGCATTGATAATGCTTTCTTTGACCTCAGAGAGCATATCTATCACGCGCTGCATTGTGCCATGGTCACCGAAGGCCATGGTCGCGGGGTTATGAATCATCATTAGAGCTGTGGGTGCCATAAGCACTTTGGTGCCTGCCATAGCAATAACCGACGCTGCCGATGCTGCAATACCGTCGATCTTCACAGTGACATTGCCTTTATAATCCATGAGCATGGAATATATCTGACTGGCTGCAATACAGTCGCCACCGGGAGAGTTAATCCAGATGACTATGTCACCATTTCCCGAAAACAGCTCATCATGGAACATCTTGGGAGTAACGTCATCGTCAAACCAGCTTTCCTCGGCAATAGTGCCATTCAGCTCAAGCACTCTTTCAGCGCCTGATCCTTCGTCCGTCTGATTTTTCCACTCCCAGAACTTCTTCCTGTTCATCCTCAGGTTTTTCCTCCTTCCCATCTTCATTGGGTGTAGATGCAAAAGCTCCCGCCTTTTTAAGGGGGAGCATGTTGCCATTTATAAGATAAAGGTCACCGCCATCCTCTTCCGGTATCCGGTCAAGGTTTTCCAGCTCACGGATATCGTTTGCCGACATCCAGCCGTTTTGGCGTCCTATAGCATAACCATTCATGCGACTCTGGTAGTCGCCGCGCAGCAGCCCCTCCAGATTGAATTTCACGAAATACCGACGCTTTTCCTCTTGAGACAGGAGCGCTCTCATAATCGACTGCTCCCAGCGAACTACCCAAGGGTCAAGTGTGTATTTCACGAACTCCAATGACTGCTGCTCTATATTAGAAAAGCTCGACTTTTCCAAGTCACCGACCATGTGAGGCGGGACGCGGAAAATTCGAGCAATTTCGTTAATCTGAAATTTCCGGGTTTCGAGGAACTGTGCCTGTTCGGGACTAATCCCGATAGGCGTGTACTTCATGCCTTCCTCCAAAACCGCTATCTTGTTGGCATTGCCACTGCCACCGAAAGTGTGCTGCCAGCTTTCACGCACACGAGCGGGATCCTTTATGGTACCGGGGTGTTCAAGTACGCCACCGGGTGCTGCACCATTGGCAAAAAACTTGGCTCCATACTCTTCACAGGCAATTGCCATGCCGATAGCGTTCTTTGCCATGGCAATCGGGCTGTATCCGACGAGACCGTCAAAGCCAAGACCAGGCACATGCAGAACATCTGAGGGCTTGAGAATAACAGTGTGTTCTTTATCCCTTATTGCTTCGTCCGTCCCGCGATAGTAGGAGTAATAGAGCTGCCCCTTCTCATCACGCTCCACGCTCATCTTGTTGGGCATGAGCGGGTAAAGGGCAACTACTTCGTTCTTTCCGTTTCGGATAATCTGGGCGTATGCATTGCCCCAGAGCAGAAGGTGTGTCATGAGTGTTTCCCTGAACACGAAAGAGCTCATCTCCGGGTTTGGCTCATCATGCAGCAACAGGTAGAGCGGGTGGTCTATTGCTTTTTCCTTGCCGCCTTCCTCATTGTATCTGTAAAGATGCAGAGGAAGC